ACGACTCCATCGGGAACTATTTCTGATTTTGCCGGAGCATCAGCACCGACTGGTTACTTGCTCTGTAACGGTGCATCAGTTTTGCGAGCCAGTTACCCCAACTTGTTTAGCGCTATCGGCACAACATGGGGTTCAGCAGATGGTACGCACTTCAACGTGCCAGACCTTCGTGGTCGTGCGACTATTGGTGCTGGAACGGGAACAGGACTTACCCCCAGAACTTTCGGAACACAGAACATTGGCGAAGAAACCCACCTTTTAACTGGTGCTGAGTCTGGTACTTCTGCACACGGACACACAGGAGTTGCTCACACCCACCCAGGTGAGTTGGCTAACCAATTCCTTATGTTCAACNACACTACCGGCGGAGGGCCACTTGCCGCTCCTGGCGGTGGNACGGGGGCAGGCGTCGCTGGTCAAACAGCATCCGCAACTGCAGGAGTTAATAATTCTACTCAAGCANNCGCTGTCTCGGCGCACAACAACATGCAACCATCTGCCGTTGTTTATAAAATTATCAAAATCTAGGAAATACAATGCCTGATAAACCCTGGGCTCCTCAGCCCCCAGTACCTTACCAAGAACCAAGCCCGATTTACCCAAGGATAGAACTATGACAGACGCAAGACAGGATGTAGTGAACTGGGCTAACTGGGCCGTTGCCAACCGTGGTGGGTTTACTTACACTGAAGGGCCACAGCGCATGGAAGGCATCGGGCATCCTGGTATCCCCTGCCATGCTGACTGCTCAGCGTTTGTCACCCTTTGCTATAACTGGGCTGGCGTAAGTCAAGACCCAAATGGGCAGGGCTACGACGGGCAAGGCTACACCGGTACGTTGCTTTCACACGGGCAACAGATTGACATTTCTCAAGTAGTACCCGGCGATGTTATTGTCTACGGTCCCGGCACNGGCGACCACACAGCTCTTGTTATTCAAGGTGGCAGTAACCCTTTGACCGTTTCGATGGGGCAACAGGGCGACCCAAACTATTGTTACGTTTCGCAAGACGGACGCCAGCCNCAACGCTACTTACGTTTTGACACCACCAAGCCTGGCCCTCCCCCTGCCCCTGCGCACACTTGGACTGGATCGCCATCGCTTCAAGTAGGCCAACGACTTCAACAAGGTCAGATGCTTGCATCCCCAAACAAGCAGTACGCCGCCATGTTGCAAACGGACGGGAACTTTGTAATTTACAACAGCACCAATCAACCCTTATGGGCTGACGGCGGTAACAATGTCTTTGGTTCAACATTTGTACTTTTGCAAACAGACGGAAACCTTGTTCACTATTTATGGAACAACCATCCGCTATGGTCTACNGCCACTCAGAACCGTGGAGCAAAGTTCCTGACCATGCANGATGATGGCAACCTAGTCCTTTACAACGCACAGAACCAGGCTCTTTGGGCCAGTAACACCCACCATTGAGTCATGCTTGCTTCGTTATCGGGCACATGGAATCTATGGCTGAGCCTGCTTGCTAGTGCAGGGTTTGTCATCGGGTTCGGTTTCGCCATTCTTCGATGGGGACACAATCAAATTGTTGCAAGTGTGGAAGAAAGGATTTTGGTGGTCAGAAACGCTGTCACCCCAAACGGAGGATCAAGCATGGCCGATGCGGTCAAGAGGATTGAAGCCCAGTTGCAAACAATCAGCGAACGCCAGAAGGATATCAAGAACGAACTTGACGCAGTAAAAACAGAATTAGATGAACAAGGATTGAAACTAGAGCGCCACTTGGGGGCACACGAAGGATTGTAAGTGATTGACAAATGGAAAAGATACACAGCGAAACAAGGAGCAAAGGCCCTAACAAGGTTCGACGCTTGGTTCACAAGTGGTCGTTGCGTTTGGCAGACGCTTGGCGTATGCGTTGTTATTGTAATTGTGGAAGTTGCATGGCCCAGCCTCGACCCCCACTGGTTCTGGTTGCTCGTTCTGCTCACGGTGTACTCGGCGGTGACGCAACCAGCGCTGGCTCAAGCAACAGCGGTGCAATCAAAGGAACTNCAAGTACTGATAGCGGAAATCAAAAAGATGGCGGAAACCCAAGCTGTTGAACTTGAAGAAGAAGGCGAAATCCTCGACGACGTGCGCACAATTTTGAAAGACGTACACGGTAAATGACGTGGGCGATCATCGGTTATTCATTAGTAGGGTGTATCGGGATGGCCGTGATGGACTCCGTGGGTACCGTATTAGTCAAAGCCGTAAGTGCAGGCCGTGGCAACCTGGCTGGGTCAATGGATGCCGTGGGCGATCTAGCAAAAATCACCATCCTGTCTGTCGCCGCTACCAGATTGACCAGCAATTACGGAATATGGGGCTGGCTTGGCGTGTTACCAATTTTGATAACAGGGTTCTTCGTAACCAAGCACGCTACTAAACTCTCCATGAAAATTGAGAACGATGAAGAAGCGGCTGAGGAGGAAGCGAAGGAATCCAAGATGCGCTGGATGGAGCGAGAACTCATCCTCCTAAAACAGCAAGCCAAAAGGCGCTAAACTATGGCCCTATGCCATTTGTATCTGTATTTACTCCGTCACATGATCCTAAGTTCCTGGACGACGCCTACGATTCTCTAGTCGCTCAGTCTTATGAGAACTGGGAATGGATAGTAGTTCTCAACGGCGGGGCCGAATGGTCTAAGCCCAATGATGAGCGAGTGTGGGTCCACCAATCTGACCTTACCGGTATTGGAGCTTTGAAACGAGAAGCCATCGCTGCTTCCGAGGGCAAGGTATTGGTTGAACTAGACCACGACGACATTCTTATGGATGATGCCTTGGAGGAAATCGTTCGAGCCTTTGATAACCACCCCGAAGCCTCTTTGGTTTATGGCGATACTTCTCAAATGGACGTGAGCAAGAAGCCCAACCATGATCTGTTTGACTTGACAAATGGCTGGAAATATACCGAACGAAGCGACGGGTTCCTTCACACCCATTCTTTCGCTCCGCTTCCTTCTAACGTATCGTACATTTGGTACGCTCCTAACCACCCAAGAGCCTTTTTGCGGGCCGTATACGAAGCCGTAGGGGGCTATGACGCCANTTTAGACGTGCTTGACGACCAAGACCTGATGAATCGGCTTTATCAGCGTGGCCCTTTTGTACATCTCCCTAAGGTTTTGTACAAACAAAGGATTCATGCCGATAACACCCAACGTGACCCTGATAAGAACTTGAGGATTCAAGAAGGGACAGTTGATCTCTACGACCAGAACATCCAACCCAACGCTTTAGCCTGGGCCAAACGAGAGAATCTGTTGGCAATTGACNTTGGGGCCGCACACAATCCGGCTTACGGTTACAAAACCCTGGACAAACAAGGCGAGGTGGATTACGCCTGCGACGTGACCAAGGGTTTGCCGTTCCCCGACAACTCGGTTGGAGTGATTCGAGCTGTGGATTTCCTTGAACATATCCCCGACAAGGTATTTCTGATGAATGAGATACATCGCGTCCTGGCTCACGGTGGGATGCTGCTCAGTCTCACCCCCAGCACCGACGGCAGGGGAGCCTTTCAAGACCCGACTCACGTTGCCTTCTGGAACGAAAACTCTTTTTGGTATTTTACGGACGAGAACTACGCACGTTTTGTACCGGAAATAACAGCACGCTTCAAGGTGTCAAAGTTGGAAACCTATTATCCGAACGATTGGCATGAGCGCCACAAAATTTCGTATGTATGCGCTAACCTTGTGGCAATAAAGGACGGGCCTAGAATCGCAGGAAAGGATTACATATGAAACCACCGTTACCCGGAGACTTAGTACTTGCTCACAGCAAGGGAGCCTTCGCAATCTTGATCCGCTTCGGACAATGGCTTCGTCCATCGTGGCGACCATACAAATACTGGAACCATGCGGCAATTATTACGCACGTTGAACCTAAGAGCGGTGAGATTTGGTGTATGCAGATGGGTCGCCGGGGCCAATTGGTTTCAATTGACAAAGTTTCTCCTGGCGGTGTTCATCAGATCCGTCCCATACCTGACGGGATAGATCGAATTCGAGCCATTGACTACGCCCTGCGTCAAAACGGGATCAAGTATTCCGTTGCGGCCATTTTTTCTATTGCTTTGAATCTGCTCACCCCAAAGGCAATCGCTTTTGATTTTCGTAGACGTGGTGATGCTTTGATTTGTTCCGCTTTGGTGGCAAGATCGTGGGAGCATGGCGGTTGGGATTGTCCCGGCGATCCCTTTCAGATCACCCCAGCTGAACTAGCATGGATTACAACGCCAAAGGAGAACGGGTGAAACCAATTGAACTAACAACTCACGTTGTCATTCCTGATACTCAAGTAGCGCCAGGAGTCCCGTTAGACCATTTGAAATGGATCGGGCAATACATCGTGGACGAGTTCGCCGGTAAGCCTAACGTCAAAATAATCCACCTNGGNGACCACGCTGATATGGAATCGCTCTCCTCTTACGATCAAGGCAAAAAGGAAATGGAAGGTCGGCGGTACAAAGCAGATATAGGGGCGGCAAATTATGGATTTGAACTACTCAATAAAGCAATCACCGATTACAATTTGGTCCGAAAGCAATACAAAGAAAAGCGCTGGTACCCAGAACGTCATATTNTACTTGGGAACCACGAAGATCGGATCAACCGGGCGATTAGCTTGGATGCCAAACTCGACGGCACAATCTCCACCGACGACCTTGACTACGCTCGCCTCGGTTGGAAGGTTCATCCATTCAGGAAAGTCGTCTGGCTGGATGGGGTTGGGTATAGTCACTTCTTTTACAACCAAATGAACGGTAGGCCGATTGGTGGGATGGTGGAAACCATGCTCAAAACCATTGGTCACTCATTCACTCAGGGTCATCGTCAGGGTATGTGGTACGGCGTTCGGTACGTCGCTGGCAAACAACAGGCAGGCTTAGTCGCAGGCTCTTGTTATCTCCATGACGAAGATTACCTTGGGCCACAGCAGTCCTATTGGCGTGGCGTGGTCGTCAAGCACCAAGTAGAGGACGGATCGTACGATCCCATGTTTGTTAGTTTGGATTTTCTTTGTCGTAAGTATGTGGGCAAGCGGTTGGAGGACTACACTCCAAAGATATTCGCCCCTTCACACGACAAGGAATAACATGACCGATATAGTTGCCCTGTGTAGTCAATGCGGGAAAATGCTAGGCAAAAAGACTAACGCTGAGTACCTCCGACCTTCCGAATTAGCCAGTGCAGTAGCCGATTATCGCCACGAACCCCACGAACACAAAAAGAAATAATTGACTTTGGCGAAATTGTCCATTACTGTTTCTTGAATCGTCAAACAAGGAGGAAATATGACGAATTGGAAAATACCAGTAGTCCCTGAATACGGGCAGTTATGGCTAGAAGAAAAGCAACGGCAGGATGCAGAGCTGGGAGACAAACCCAAAGCCTTTGATACTCCGTTCCGCTACAGCGACAGCGGCAAGTGCGCTAGAGCGCTGGCTTACNGTGCGTTGAACTATCCCAAAGATCCATTTGATATGGCTGGCACGATGGTCACAACTCTCGGCACAGAGATTCACGAAAAGATTCAGAACGCTATCTCAAATTACTATGACGCTTCGTTTGAAGTGCCATCGCAAGTCGGTCCAACGTCCGGTTCTGCTGACGGAATAATCCTTGATGGTGAGTTTCGTATCTTGTTGGAAATCAAGACGATGGGTGGGACTGCGTTCAAAAAGTCCATTGGCATTTCGTACAAGGGAATCAACAACCCTTCTGGCCCCCGCACTAGCGCTTTGCTGCAATCGGCGTTGAATGCTGTGGCAAATAATTGTCACTACATCGTGATTGTTCACGTTGGGACAGAGGCCGTGTCTAAAGGCATGGCTGAGAAAGCTGGAATTAGCGAAGCCGAGCGCTGTGTCGCTGAGTGGGTTATTCCTGCTGAAGTGTTTGAGCCCTGGGCAGACCAGGAAATACTTCGACTTACCGAAATTGTTGAAGGACTCAACGAAGGATATTTACCGGATCGTTTTGCAGTAGCCGACGACTTCGGATTAGAAAGCCTCAGCCCAGAGGGAAGCCGGGAACACTGGATGTGTACGTACTGTTCGTACAAGGATCAGTGTCTCGCAGACGGACCAGGCCAAGTGCCTGTCGAAATAAAGGAGAAACTATAATGGCACATTTTGATTTGAGTAACTACGAAACGGTAGCCTCACGAATCACTAAGTTTTGGGAGGACTACCCCAACGGCAGAATCGCTACGGACGTATCCTACATCTCGGAGAGCGGAAAGCAGTTTGTCGTCAAAGCATCTGTGTACCGTGATATCGCTGATGAAGTCCCGGTGTCTACCGGTTTTGCTGAGGAACACTTTGCTGACCGGGGCCCAAACGAAACATCTCCGTTGGAGAACTGTGAAACTTCTGCTATTGGTCGTGCTTTGGTGAACTGGTACATGAGTTCCACCGCCGAAAACCGTCCATCTCGAACTGAAATGGAGAAGGTGAACAACCATTCCAAGGGTTCCCCAGCGCCAGAGAAGGCAAAGGAAGTGGCTCAGCAGGCTCGTTCGGGCTCCCCAAAGATTGAAGTCGCTGAGGATTCTCGGTGGGACACAATTTTGCAAGGGGCACAAGCTGACCCATCCAACACATTCCTGAACGACTTGGCCGAGAAAGGTAAGAAATGGGGGAACCTGAGCGACAAGCAATTGGGCGCAGGATTCAACGCTGCACGCAAAGTTCTACAGGAGAACCCAATTGCCGCTGACACTCCATTGATCGCCAAGGTCGAAGAAGCCTTTGGTGCGGTTGAAGAAGGTTGGGCAACGGGAGAAGAACCATTTTAATAATTGACATATCCCCCTGGGGGACAATAATCAGATCAGACCATTTATCAAGGAGGAATAATGGGAAAGATAAAGCAAGCAATGCTAAGCGAATTGCCGGACAACGACAAAATTTTTGCTAAAGAATTGGCAGGGACTACTGACTTTGATCTGTTGATTCAATGGGTTGAAGATATCGCTGGCGATAATTGGAATTCAATGGCAAGAGAAACATTCTTGTATTGGCTTCGACGCTACGAAGCAGGGAAGATGTTGGCCTACCGTCACAAAGACCCAGTCACTTCACGCCAGGGCGACAAGGACAATCGGTTACGGAGAAGCTCACAACAATTTCGCTGCCTTCAAATCTATGGGCGATACCCAAACATCGGTTGTACCAATGAGGAAGTCGGTTTTCTGTCCGGTTTAGATCAGTCAAACGCTTGTTATTGGAAGCGTTGTTCAGAACTTCGTGCGTTGGGTTTTATTGAGGACACCGGCAAGTACGAATTAGCTCGGTCTGGGTCACGCCAAATGGTTTGCCGCATTACCGAATTAGGCATTAGCGCATTGAATGAGGCAAAATGAGTCAGCGAGCTGAGAAACAGGACGATGGGTTTCACTTGACCCTTGACGAAATTGAGAAGCGCTTGGCCGGAGAAGGTTGGGGGCAGGAGGCTGACAAGATCATCAAAGATTTGTTGGCGGTAGTTCACGATGCTGAAGCCATGGCGTTTGATATCAAATCCCTGCTTGACCGTCTTACTTTGGAGGGAAAGATATGAGCGACAATTGGAAAGAAAAGGCTGCTTGTCGAGGCGTTCCGATCAGCGTGTTCTACCCCCCAGAATACGACGAAAAGCAAGGTGATTGGAAATTGGAGACAGCGTTGAGTTACTGCAACACCTGCAAAGTCAAGAAAAAGTGTCTTGATGCTTCAATTTTTGGGGATCATGGTTTGGAGCCGAANGGTGTNTGGGGTGGTTTACTGCCTCACCAACGAAAGAGCATAGTTTTCAAAAATAAAAAATCCCAAAACGTAGAGCGAGAAGATTGTGGGACTGTGAAGGCTTACGCCCAACACTTGCTTTACAAAGAAAAGACCTGCCAACTTTGCAAGGATGCACATGCAGCGCAACAACGGGATCGTAGGGCACAACTGAAAGGAACTAAATGAAACGATTNTTNACGGCGCTGGTNGCCATCGGGTTGNTGTTTCCAGGAGTGGCCGGTGCGCTAACACCGAACCANCACCTGCGAATGAACTCAACATTGCCACTTGAAAGCGTCATACCATCGGTAGCGAAAGCGATTGTACCAGTAAATTACTCAGAGTGGGCGCACGTAGCTATGTGTGAATCGGGTGGTTGGAACGTTATTGGTTCTGCCTACCCCGACTCGCTGGGTTTGACTGCGCAGAATTGGTATCAGTTTGGTGGTACTTTAGACACTTCACCCGCCGCTCAGATTGCTGTAGCAGAAAGATTTATAGCGGCCTACGGAATCTCAATTCCAGATCAGAACGGATGTGCCGCATGGTAATGAGACTTTTCAAGTGTGAGGCGTGTGGGGCCGAAGCGAAAGCATTGGCGAGCGAGATGAGCCACCCCTGCCCCAAAAACTCTTTGAGCAAGCCAAAGCGAATGACCCTGGTTTGCGAGAAGCATAAGATAGAACCAGATGGAGCAGGCCATCGAGCCTGCCTAAGTTGTCGAAGGACAAAATAATGGAACATTGGTGCGACGATGACAAAGGCGACTGGCTATGAACGCCGTAAGCCTATTCGCAGGCGTAGGCGGGTTTGATCTAGCATTGGAACGAGCTGGGGTTCCCGTTGTGGCAGCCGTAGAGATTGACAAACAGGCAAGGGGCGTTCTCGCTCACCGATTCCCAAACACAAAATTATTTGGAGACATAAAGGAGGTAACAGGAAATGACTTACTCGGAGCAGGCTTTATTCCCAAATCAGGAATCATTACCGGAGGGTTTCCCTGCCAAGACTTATCAGTTGCTGGCAGACGTGCTGGGCTGGCCGGAGAACGATCAGGTCTCTTTTGGGAAATCGCACGACTCCTTGATGATCTCCAACCCCGATGGTTCGTCCTTGAAAACGTTCCTGGCTTACTGTCGTCCAACGGAGGACGGGATATGGGAATCGTGCTCGGGATGCTGGCTGAACTCGGGTATGGGGTCGCATACAGGGTTCTTGACGCTCAAAACTTCGGAGTCCCCCAGCGTCGTCGTCGAGTGTTCATTGTCGGATGTCTTGGAAGTAACGGGCACGCACCTTCAGAAATACTTGCTATCCGCCAAGGCTTGTTCGGGGATTTTGAGGCGATCATCCCGCAAAGGCAAACAATTACCACAGGAGTTGCATGATGCTTTGGTACAACAAAGCCAGGAGAGCTCAAACCAATGAGGACTACGAGACTTGGACCAAAGGTGGCGTTGTGCCGACATTGAACGAATTTGATGGCGGAGACACAAGAGCGACCACCATTGTGTTTCAAGCGCATCAGAGTGGTGAAGCAAGAGTTCAGGGCGATACGGTTCAGACGTTGGCTGCATACATGGGAACTGGCGGAAATAATATGCCTTTGGTTTCTACTACTGCAGTGCGTCGTATTACCCCAGTTGAGTGCGAACGCCTCCAGGGGTTCCCTGACGATTGGACTAAGTACCGCATTGACGAGAAGAAGGGCTTGATTGAACAGGCTGACAGCCCACGCTACAAGCAGATGAGCAACGCTGTGGCTGTACCTTGTGTGGAATGGATTATCAACAGGTTGGCAGCAGAATGAAACGCTCACCTTTACGTCCAGTGTCTAAAAAACGGGCGAAGGCCAACGTTGAGCGTCGCAAGGTCTTGATTGAGAAGTACGGCTTGCCCGATACTTGGTTGTGTGAACTCCAAGCCATCATCGGCACTACTTGCGCCGGTGCGATTCACGGTCACGAACTCTTGAAGCGAAGCAGGGGTGGATCAATCACCGATCCAGACAACATCATGCTGGCGTGTGACTTTCACAACGGTTGGGTCGAGGATTTTCCCTTGCTGGCTTCTGAGCTTGGACTATCGAAACATTCGTGGGAAGCATGAAGGAGGAGAAATGAGTAACTATCCAGATGGAGTTAGTAGTAGGGACTTTGACGACGACGGTGATTACATCCTTTGCAAAAATTGTTCCGTTCCTTTCCATAGTCATTACGACCTTTGTCGGATTGAGAACATAAGGAACGTAAACGATTGGTGGGACCCCGAGTTTGACGAGCCCTTGAAATACGAAGAAAGTCAGTTTGGGACTTGGGATGACTAACCCCAACAAGGCCAAAGGGTCACAGTGGGAGCGAGATATCGTTGCCTATCTTCAAGCCAATGGGTTTCCCTACGCTGAACGTCGGTTCGGCGCTGGTGCCAAATTGGACAAGGGTGACATTGTTGGCATCCCCGGCGTGACCATCGAAGCCAAGAACCACGCCAAGTTTGCCTTGTCCGATTGGTTGGCTCAGGCAGAAACCGAACGAGAGAACGCTGGCAACAAACACGGAGTCGTCATTGTCAAGCGTCGAGGAAAGGCCACGAAAGAGGGCTATGTTGTTATGACGTTAGAGACATTTGTAGAGATAGTGGAGGAATAATGCTAAGTGCTAATCAAATATCAGAAGCGATTGAAGCCGAGGGAAGAAGGATCGGCCAGCTTGC